CTCGTGAAGAAGTCTGCTACACTATCCTTTACATTAGCCGTGAATGTGAAGCTATCCACAACCATTGTTGAAGTGCTAATCTTCTCAATGCCTGTTATCTGTAACAGCATATTCTCAGCTATGACAATACCATTCTGTACGATAGCACACTTCGTTAGCTTATTAGTATTGAACGTCATCTGTTCAACGTTCACGTCGTATAACGAGCCTAACAGGTCGATATTATTTTGGTTGCCCACTAGAATAATGGTTTTTGAGAAGCCACCCTTTCGTGCGGAAATATCCTTAATATCTTGTGCGGATAAGTTGAGCGGGAAATTAACATCTCCAGCAACATCTAAGTAACCACCTTCTATCTGTATCTTAACCATTTACCGCTGAATTATTAGAGAATGAAACAGTAACGCTATATTGCCACACCTTACCATGAACGCTACTCTTAACCTCTGCTGTTTTGGTTTCGCAAATTACAGGAATAAACTCGCCATTTCTGAACAGCATCTTACGTGGGCTTTCAATCATTTCAAAGAAGTTGTTCTGCTCCGCTTCGGTCATAAACATTGTGTTCATCTCAAGCGTGTTAGACTTCTTGTTGTTTATATTTATTGTACCGTATTCCGTTGCGATTGGCTTCCATACAGACCCACTAACAGACCCCTTGCGCTCAATGTTGTAAGCTTCATTCGTTACGTTCGTTCTAAGTGTTGAGCGTAGTAACATAGGGATTGAAAGTATAGAGCCGTACTTGTCAATATACAAGATTGAGTTGTCCTCAATGCCACAACCAACTAGATTGAACGTTATCCACTCACTTCGTCGTTTAGTGCCTTCATATATCGCCACCCTGTACCATGTTGTATCGGGCTTAATCAGAGGAAGTGCCCCACTTACTACCGATAATGCAGGCGTGTTGTAAGTACCGACATTAATAGCTGTAACTATTGTACCTAGCACGCTAGTTGAAAGTACATCACCATTACTGTTCTCAAAGCGCACGTCACGACTTGTACCATTTAAGTTCAAGTAAGCGTCAAGTATTATAGGTGTGTTCCTAGTAATGTAATGTTCCTTTCTTTTAACAAGCCACTCGCCCATTGAGACTAGCGAGAACCTGCTAGCCGTGTAGTTTATCTCCTCATTAGTATCGAATGTGCCATTGAACGCCACTTTGGAAAGGATGTTCGTTATACCTAGTGTCGTTGTCTTGCGGTTATCGGCATAGGAAATCACGCCGTCTATTGTTGCATTTGTTATGCTAGACCATGCAACATTAACCTCTAGCCACGTTGGTGAGCTTGCTGTTATAATTTGATAGCCTTGCAGTAGTGGATTAGCGACCCCACTATCAGCTTGATTTATAAATATCTGTTCGCCAACAGCGAACGTATTGCCTACATTTATCCTTACTTTACCACCGCTGTTCGTTAAACTTGACGTGTAGGTCGTTGACGTTATCCTACTTTCACCTACTTTAACATCATATATCAAGTGGCTTCTTGTAGCGTTGAAGTAGCTCGTTGCCATAGCATTCTCAATCTCACTTGGCAACCGTGAAGAAAGTAGCTTTGAAAGGTCTATCTCCCCATAGCCATCAACAGGTCTAGGCTTAACGAAGTACCTTCCAATAAGTGTTGACGTTCCAGATAAGTAAACATCGAATATGTATTTAAACGCAAGGTTATTCTTGTTCGTCGAATCAATGATATACTTCGTCGTGTTGAATGCTGGATGAAGTGTGTACGGTTGTGCTATTATTGTCTGTGCCATGTACTATAATGTTATAAGATTGAATATCCACCACCTGTTATTAAAGATTTTATTTCCATACCCGCATAGCGAATAGCATCCATTGCATCGTCATTCATCTTAACGACGCCCTCTGTAACAACACCGTTGATTTTCTTACGCTTGTACTTCTTGTTTTCTTCAATAATGTTTATTGCTGATGCTGATACAGTAACGTTACATTCGTTGATGAACGATAAACCATCGTCAACTGACTTGTTTGCCTTTAATGCGTAATATCCATCATTTATAAGGTCTTGCATCATTTCAGGGCGTGAATAGTCGCACATTATCTCAACGTCTGTTTCTATTCCTAGTCGCTTCATTTCAGCAAGTAAGCCACCTGATGTTATCCCACTCTTGTAGATTAGCTCCTCAATGAATAAGTCGTGTTCGCAATACCACACTTTGACGAGTGCTGTCGGGTGTTCGAACCCAAAATCAAGCCCATAAACGAAGTACTTAAATCGTTCAGGCTTTTCAGTTGCTTGCTCCCAAACAGGATATACATTCTCAAGAAGTTGCCCTACTTCGCCAAGACCGTACACCTGCCACCAGTTCCACCAATAGCCTCTCTGACCTCGTTTGTCTTCTGCCATTGCTTTAGCTTCACGGCGAAGTAAATCATCTTTAATGGCTTGTGGGATCGCTTCATTTTCCTTATAAGTGAACTTCATAAAGTCAACGTCGTCACGGCCGACTAACTCCTTGTGCGCCCAAAATTCAGAATCGGCATTGAAGTCGAGCCATATCTCGCCTGTTGTACGAACGATTAACGCATCTGCAATCTCGTATTCGATATGATTAGCTTCATTAAGGAATAGTATCTGATGCTTGCCACTTGCCTTAGCCTTACCCTCTGTGTCGAACGACTTGAACTGTATCGTTGAGCCGTTTCTGAATCGATACTTTAAGAATGTACCGTTCCATTGCTCCTGAACGAATCTGCCCTCCTTTATCAGGAAGTCCATGAAGATAGCCATTGCTCCCTCACGTACTCCCTGCATAGTTTCCGCAACAACAGTAATTCTTTGATGTGGTGTTGCTAACGCCCTATCTATGAGAATGGGAATAATGGAAAACGTCTTACCCGACGATGTAGCACCCTGAACCACCTTTATGCGCTTCTTTGATTTAAGAAGTGTTCTTAAAGTAGTTGTTATTTCAAACGACATCTAGTCAATATTGAATATCCTTGGTTCTGTTTTTACCTCAACTTCTGAACTATCCTTGTAGCCATCCAATCGAGAAATCAACCCCTCTTTGAATTGACCAACAGCCGCACCATCGAACCTATCTTGTTTCGCTTCCCTACGCATGTGAGTAACTATCCCCCCGAAATCCTTATATAAATTGTCTTTATTTTCGATGTAGTTATCCATTGAACCGACTCCCCAGCCTTTTTCGTTGACTGACCAAACAATGAACGATTCAACAGTAAGAGGGGGATAATGTGCCATATACACCACCTCGCCAGTTTTTTGATTAAGAGTTGGTACGCTTCTTCCTTGGTTTTTTCTCCACTCCTTGTACTCCCCCCACATTGCTAGTAGTTCCTGTGGTTCTTTCAATTTCCTTGTTGGATGCGGTGGTCTTTTTTTCTTCTCCATCTTCAAATATTTCTGTAAAACCTAGTTTGTAAACTTGTGCATATTGGCGTGGTTTAAGATCTGCCACACGAATAATGATGCTACCTTTCTGAATAATCTTAGATAGCATACTTTCTTTAATCTTTAACTCTTTCATTTATCCTTAATTTAAGCTTTTTAACCTTTTTTCTACAATACCTCTCATCAATCTTGTAATACCCAGCTAGGTCTTTTATCGTGCCGTTATTTCGCTTTATCTCCATATATTTCTCAAAGAATATACGTTCAATGAAATTAAACCTAGCCAGCTCACTATCTATAATGTTATGAAAGTCGTAATGTATCTTTTCTTCATCACTTTTTTGTGTTATAACTTCTTCAACTGCTGTGATCTTTTCCTGTTTCGTTTTGCTTTCATTGTATAGTAGCTCACACTTTATGTAGTGTAGCAGAATTCTTTTCGCTTCCTCAAAAGTCTTAGGCTCATGCTTCTGTGAATTGATATATGCGTATGAAATCGCTGTTAAAACATGCCTATTCTTCTTGCACACGTTGTTAATATGATGTGCGTATGCGAGCAGTTCGCTATATTGCTTGTTAATTACTTCGTCAAAGTATCGTACCATTGCATAAAGAATACAAAGAATATCTTTCGCTCTGATGAACAGCAAGAGGAAGCTGCTATTTCGGGCAAGCCATCGTTATACTTCGAGTATATTCGTACTAGGTTCTGATTGACAGACGAGCTATATTGGTGTATAGCGTTTAGACTCTTTACCCTTTCGATGTACTGAATGTCATCTTCTTCAATATTAATGTGCATATCATTGCTATTATTGAGTAATAAATACTATGTGTTACAAAAAGTGTACACCAAAATGATATACACTTGTAACACTGGACGTTGTCTATTAGGTACTGAATTGGTATAAAGTCAGACTTTAGGCGTTCAAACAGTAGTGTCAATGGTGTGAAGCTACACCATAAGAAAGCTATTAGAATAGGCTTGTAAATTGCAAGTAGAATCTCCATGTGTGTAAATATACAACAAAAAAATCCCTGACAAAAAAAATATCAGGGATTTTTTAATTAAATGTTCTTATTGTAATCACGTTTCAAATCATCGAAGTACTTTCTAGCTAAATCAACGTGCGATTTAGCCAGCTTCCTATCATCTTCTGTAACATCAACCCTGAATGTTTTAACTCTTGCCCAATCAGGCAGGTGGTCGAAGTTGTGCATTTGGCGTACTTCATCAAAAAAATCATCGGTGTATTGTCCTGGATTGCCTGTTAGCTTCCATAATTTCCACGCTTCACCCTCAACTATATCTAGAGGTGTGTTTTCTAGTGAAAAACAAATATACCAATGATCATAACCTGCCATCATTGCGTATCGTTTAGCTTGCCATAAGTAGTTATTATAACTCTTGCTAGCTTGCTTTAAATCATTAGCGAATAACGGAAATGTATCGTCTGAAAACGAACACTTCGCATCGAATCCGAAACGCTCATTCTTGTAGATGACGTCTGGATGACCCTCGCCTAAATCGTCTTTAAGCACAACACCAATCTTATTAGCGTTCATAGGTGCTAACCATCCGTTAACTCGTGCAATACGAACGATTGCCGAATCTTCTAATCTATTGCCCTTGTCGGTATATTTCGATTCAAAGCGATACGGTGAAGTGCCACGAACTTCCTCACGAAACATCTTTTCTACAAGTGTTTTTGCTCCATCAGATAACGTTGGTTCAGAATCACGCTTTTCAAGCAATCTATCACGCTCAACTGCCTGTTTTTCTGTAATTGTCACCTTAGTTAGAAGCTCCTCTAATGTAGCCTGTTGTTTATCCGTTAGTGTACTTCTTGTTAACCCACCCATCAACTCACCGAATGAACTAGCGCGGAACATTAAATCAGCACCAGTTATTGTTAAATTATGCCTTTCCATTAGAATAGTTTTAACTTTTGTTCATCAGTTACCGTGTAGGTTGTTTCGATTTGTTCAAGTGTCATTCCTTGATTAATCAATTCGTTCAACTCCTTGTCCGTGGCAATAGGTTTAGCTTGGACTGGTTTCTCTTGCTCAAACATATCCTTAACAGTTGACTCTCCATTCTTAATAGCTGAACGCATTCCAGAGAGAATTGATAGTTTGTCTATGTCAATGTCTCCAGTCTTCTTTATTCCTAACACTTCGCAAATTTGCTTGTCAGTAACTCCTAAATTATGGAAATAATCCAATGCAGCGGCTCTACGTTTCTCTAATGTGGCAACTGTTCCTTTTGCAACCTCTTTCACTTTTTCGTAAATGTGAGTTACAAGTGCTGCTGGGACTGTCTTGAAAACAGCGTTACGAAATGCAACTGAATTAGCAGCGTTACCAGTCACAACTTGCATGTCATCAGAATACGTTTTCCCGTATTTGTCGGTAATTCTCTTTTTAGTTTCGATTGTAACGCATGTATTTTTCTCTAAATCATGACAAATTCCTTGTGCTGTAACTGTTTTTCCATCGTTTTCAATTACCCTTGCACCTGCTCTGATGTTTCCGTATGAGGATATAATAATTTCAGCAAGTCGAACACTTGGTCCTTCGATAACTTTTCCTTGGCGTGGTAAGGCATATATACATGATTGTGCAATTTCTTCATTCAATGTTGCCATTGAAAGTGCTGTTTCCATAAATTCATGCAACGAGCGTGGATAAGCCTTTGCCGTTGAAATTTGGTTGTCTATTTCAGCTTTTGTAATTAGATACATTGCTGTATCATTTGATTTTTCTGTAACGATAATTTCGTTGTTTTCTTGATTACTCATTTCTTTAATTTTAATTGTTATGTCTGACAAATATACAAACAATTATTTAATGTGCAACAATGAATACATTTTTTTAAAAAAAAATTTTACAAACAAGTCCATCACTCTTGGATTATGAATAGTCCACGCTTGCAAGCTTCTATTGTAACTAGTTGTGAAAACATCTGTACATCGTTTGGTATCGGAATAATTGAGTCTAGACCGTCCTTAATAGCAATATCACGTTGCCTCAATAGTGTTCTAACTTCTTGTTTAGCACGCTCGTATATAACGTTTTTTTGTTCTTGAGAAAATCTACCTGCAAAACTCACCTTAGCGAATGAATTAGCTTGGAAAGGCGTACCAGTCCATTCTCTATTTTCTAAACACTTAATGTACAATGCAACAGATTCGTTGTAGAAATTATCTACATTGAACGCTTTTAAACCAGCTTCCTGAACGTCTTCTAAGTGTTTTTTTAACTCGATTTTTATTATGTTTTTTTTGTTCCAATATTTTTCAATCGGCTCAATGAAATCTTTTCGTGACAAAACATACACTTTTTCTGACGGCTCGTAGCATTTAAACGCTTCTTGTATATCATTCACCGTAATTCCGATAAAACGCTCGCAAATCGCATTAAAAATAGCTCTACGCAAACTGTCGTCTTCTACTTGTTCAGGATTAATTCCGAAAACAACACGGCAAATGTCAAAAAACACATCATCCTCAAACTCAGTTTGCACGGTTATAAGCTGTGGTGAATCAATTAACATTCTCGAAATCGCTAAATGGCTCGACGTTTGACCCCTCGCTGTTGCTTTGCTGATTACGACGTTCTGATGCTCTTCGCTTAACTTCTGCCATTCGCTCAGATAGTGTGAGTTTTGCGTTAACTGGTGCTGTGTTGTTGTTGTTTTGATTTCCATTGTTATTTTGATTTTGTTTAAGTTCAAATAATCCTCTGTACAAGTTAGCAATAGAGTTTTCTATTATTGTTTTTGCATTTGATGAGCTGTTTCCTGACAATTTAGATAATTTATCAATCGCAATTTGATGTGATTGGCTAGACTTGTATTCATCTTTGAATTGTTCCTTTTTGTATGTAATCCAATCTAGCCAAGTTTGAATAATTGAGATATTATCAAATGCTGAAAAATTAAACTCTCTTAATTGTTCTATTGTTATATTGTTTAATGGTTTATTGTTTAATGGTTTATTTATACTCACAGTGCTTTGATGTTGCTTTAACGTATGCTTTGACAATGCTTTGTCCAGTGCTTTGACGTCTGCTTTGATATGTGCTTTAGCGTTTAACGTTAAAGCAATTACATTTGATGAGTATTGATTTCTTGAATATTCAAGAACAATAAAGAATCCAAAACTAACTATTTCATCGAAATGTTTTTTATATGATGAGTAAGATTTAATCCCATTAGCTTCCATTACCATTGACGTAGGAAATCCAAACTTTTTTTTCCAGCCTAATCTATTGCAATGTTCGATTGCAAAGAAATATATAGCCGTGTGAACTGGTTTTACTTTATCTGGGTTATCAAAAGCAAAATCAAACCACGCCCTACTTAAATCGTAACTATTCATTTTCTCTAATTTTATTCCAGACAATACCACAAAAATATTTTGTTGCTTTTGACGGGTTATTAATTTTTGAACATGCAATCTCCATTTCTGTACCTCCTCCAATACAATCTTCAAACTTGTAAATCATAAAATAAAAAAACCCTTGTGCTTCAGTCGGGCAGGACCTCCACACAAAGGGTAAATGTTAATTTCTTACTAGGTTCTGCCCAACCCATTTACAAATATACTATTTTATTTCAATATAAATATACTCATCTCCTTTTTTAACAATTTCTTTTTCAACGGTTAACCTGAAAATATCACGATCGTTGAAGCCGTACTTTTTCTGCAAAACATCCAGCACCATCTTGACAGGGTTGTCAATATCTGACAACTTAGAACTGAAACCAAAACGAATGAATAACTCCGTGCAACTGTCTGTTTTGCAAGCTGGCAATTTCAGCAACATCTCACGTTCAAATAGCGAGTATTTACGAGTCTTATATCGCTTACCTTTCCATGCTTCGTTCACTGATAATGGCTTTACATTTAGTTGCACCTTTCTCATAGCTCTTTAACTCTATCGTAACTAACTTTTATTTCGTTTCCGTTGTGAATTATGACGATAGAGTTTAGCATTACTTTCACCACCTTACATTCAACGCCTTTGTATATGACTACATGGCCAGACTTTATCATTTATTCAGTATTAAGTAAGTTGCTTTTGTTCCGTTCATTCCCATTGCGTGAATAGTTACGCCCGTGTTCTTCACTAAGTGTACGCTATCGAATAGGTCGAATGTTATGTTCTTGTTGATGCAAAGCCCTGTCTTGCCGATATATCCGTACAGCTTCATTCCAACTAGTTCTTTCGGGTGAAATTCAGTCGGTCTGATTTTCCGACTGGCTTCAAGTTTCTCAAGTGTTTTCATGTTGTTTTGAATTAATTACTAAATTGGTTTCATTCATCAAATGGTTCTTCGTTTTCGATTTCATACAATACTTTTTCTTCAATTTCTTCAATGTTATTTTCTAAAAGCTCGGTTATATCCGTATTATCAAGCATTATTTTTTCTAATTCAAAATAACCGCCAGATGGTGGGGTTTCAGAGTCTCCCGCATCATAAGGCTCGTAATATCCATGCACGCTTATATACACGCCTTTGTATTTGATTTCTTTTACCATAATTTATCTGTTTTTAATTAATAATTCCATTTTTATTATTTGTTGTATTTGCGAAACTTTTAGCGCAAATAAACGAGTTAGTGGCAATTTTACTCACCACTCCAAAAGATATCAGCATTGAAATATTTAGCTAAGTTCTCAACCTCTTGCTTTAATTCGTTTTCATCACGCGTTGTCTTACATAATAATATTTCTACAACCCCATCTACTTTTCTACTCAAACAATAAGCAAGCGCATCTTTATCGTAGGTATCAACGCTCACTGCATAATACGGCTGTTTAATGATAGTTTTATCCAACATAGACTTGTCGAATAAGAAACTGCCGCTAACATAGGTTTGGCATTTTATTGTTTTCATATATTTTGCGATTTAACTTTTACAATTTTTTCATACAATTTCACATCGAAATTATCCCAAGTTTTAAGAGCCACCTCAAATTGGAACGGCACTCTGCGTACACGCTTAATCACTTTTTTAAAATTATATTTCATGTTTTCTTGTTGCAAATTTAACATCAAATTCCCATCCAAATAATTCGTGCATCTGCACGAGTGTGCAAACTAATGGTACTACCCTGTCGGCTTCCCAAGCCTGAATTGTGTTGACAGATTTTAGACCTAATTTTTCTCGTAAATCATTCTGCGAAAGTCTTAATTCTTTTCTCTGATTCCGAATTTGTCTTCCTATTGTTTCCATTTTTATTTATTTTTTGTTAAAACTTTAATCCTCCAAACTTTCCAAGAATTTCTTTAAATTCTTGATTGTTAATTTCTCTAATTCTTCAAATCTTTTCTCCCATTCCTTAGTACCGGGATCAAAACCTTTGAAGAAGTCTTTCGGTTCATGTTCTATTATTTCCACTACCTCGTCGTAAAAACAGATTTCTTGGTACCCTGTACCCTCGCACTCATTGCATTTGTAGTAAGTTTCCTTTTCGTCTGGTTCACGTACCCAGAAATATTTATCACCCTCACAGGCTTCGCATACTCTTTTCATATCTCTATTTTTAAATTGATAGTACAAATATACAGCCTGTTTTTCAATTAACCAAATTAGAACGTGAATTTTAACATATTTTAACATTCACTTCACGTCATTAAAACGTACGTGAAGTTCGGTGTTACAGGCAATACTACCACACTGCATATTTGAGAATGTGTGCAATAATATCAACCGTCCAGCCATCACCTATGCAATCATACGCTTCATCATAATTTAGTGCAGAGGTATAATCGATAGGCAATGTTTGTAGTTTTTCAATTTCAGTTTGTGAAAGGTAACGATATACACCATCTTTCAATAAATAGTTTTCGTTCCATTTCTTATGTCCATTAGCAGTTAAACAACCGCTTTTAGGATATGGATTTACTCTTGTGTATCCCTTAGCAACAGATTTTTTACCACTTTTAGAAGTTAACCACTTTACTCTACATTCATCGGCTAATTCACCAGAATAATCAAATACATCATTAGTTGTAATTCCTTTGTCTGTTGGTTGTTTAACTACAGGAATGTTCGTCCAATAATATCTTGGTCTATTTTGAGCAGAAACTAATTTACTATTTATTGAAATAGGTTTAACTCCTAATGTTTCTGTGATTATCTCTGTGGCTTCTTTGTTACCGTGTGTATTTTCAAGCAAAAAATACTTTGGTTTTACTTCTTCAAGTAATCTAACATACTCCCAAAATAATTTACTTTCAGAGTGTTCAAGTCCTTCTTGGTTTTTATTAAGCCTTGAAATCCCTTTACAAGGTGAACCTCCAATCAATAAATCAATTTTTGGTAAATCTTCTCCTTTAACTTTAGTTACATCTCCAATTTGAATTGTGTTTGGAAAATTATGTTGTGTGCATCTTATTGCGTGCGGTTTAATCTCACTTGCAAAATATTGTCTTACTTTAAATCCTACCCGTTCTAATGCTATCTGTCCGCAGGAAATACCATCAAAAAGAGATAGTACATTAATACCGTACTGCCTGTAACACGTGCTATAAGCAATAGCGGGTTCTGTGCTATCCAAAGGTTTATACTGTTTATTATCGTTTGTCATAATTT